TAACTTCTTACAAAACACGAAGAGTGTATGGAGCTATGGCTGGTTATGATGAACCACAGAAGATAGTGACAGGATTACAGTTACTACAAGCTGGTATTATTGACAGACAAACATTACAAGAGAACCTTGATGGTTTAGATAATCTTGTTAGAGTTAACGATAGAATTGTAAAAGAAAAAGCAGATAACATACTGTTTGACACTTTGTTAGCACAAGCTCAACAAGGTGACCCTAAAGCAACTATGGCTGTTGTGCAGATAAGAAAGAATCCAGATGATATGCAAAATATTTTAGATAAGTTCTTTACAGCAGAAGAGCCAGAGATACCAACAGCTGAACAAGAATTGCTTGGAGGAGGTGCCTTGCCACCACAAGGTCCTCCACCTGGCATAGCTCAACTACTTGGTGGACTAGGAGGATAATGTCTATAAATAAAAAGTTTGAAGATATAGTAGATTTCTGTTTAGTTGATGTAGATGCACTTGGTGATGATATTATTCTAGAAGAAAAAATACAAGATAAAGTATACACAGACCAAATGCCACCATTAGTATTTCCTTTTGGCTATATGATTATAAGTTCTACTTTTACATTTTTTGAAGAAGAGGATGAAGATGGCGACCAGGAGTAATTCAAACAAAGGTGTTGATAAAAGAAAGTTAAATGTACCACCACCAGCTAGAAATACACAAGACAATACACAAGCTGTGCGTAGAATACCTGGTGTTGAATATGGTGAACAACAAGCATTGACTGAACAACAACAAGCTGCTCCATTGCCTAAAGATAGTACACCACAGGCACAAGCTGCACCTAAAAGACAATTTCAACCTGTTGATGTATTTGCACAAACACAGGTACCAGACCAACCTATAACAGATGGTGCTCCAGTAGGACCAGGTAGAATGGGTATGACTCTTACACCACAACAAAAAGGTGATTTATATGCTATTGCATTAGCAGAGTTATTTCCTACTTCAGACACAGTGTCACTAGCAAATGATGGACTCACAATTCTTGAAACAGAATAATGGTATATCAATACACATTAGGTGATGAATTTAAAAATAATTCTGAATTAAAAAATTTAAAACAACAAGCTATAAAAGATTGGCAAAACTATGGATTGTCAGAAGATAAAAAAAATAGAATGTTGACAATTAAAAATACTTATCCAGGTATGCCTACAGGATTAATTAGTTCTTTAGTTCAGACTAATGCTACTAATGACCAAGTTAAACAAGCTGCAACTGAACAAGAAATTATCAATGCACAAGTAAATAAAAATTACACAAAAACACCTGTAAGTATTTCTGACACTATTAAAAATGTATTTGTAGACCATATTGGTGGAGGTTTTAAAAGAACAGTAAAGTTTGCTTTTGATACATGGAACCACACACAAGAACAAGTTGTTATGAGAGGTCAAAGAAGTCGTGTTATGTTTGCTGATGAAATTGAACAACAACTAATACAAAAAGGTTTACCACAAAAAGAAGCACAAAAAATAGCTGGTGTTTATGCTTTCAATCCATTATTTCCTGTTGGTTCTCCTGAATCAAGAGCAATAGCTAATGGAGTAGCAAGGCTTATGGGAAGAAAAGATTTTGGTATTTCAGATAATTTTGTTGGAGAAACAGGAGCTAGAAAACTTGCTGGATATTATGAACAAGCAGGTCCTAGTTCTTTAGAATATACTCTTAGGAAAATATCTGAAAAAGCAGAGTTGAATCCAGATGATTACATAAAAAACATTCCACAAGCATACAGAAGGTTAGGTATATCTGGAGTTACAGATGCGTATGATGAATTAACTGGCACAGGGTTTTTACCAGGTGGTGAAGCAGAAAAAATATCTTCTGAACTTAAAGAAGCTAATCTTTATAAAAATAGAAATATAACATTTGGTAGATACATTACTAATCAATTAGGAGTAGAAAGTCCTACTATTGACAAATTAATTTCTGGAACAATAGATGCAGGTATTTTAATATTTACTGACCCTGCTGCTGCAATAGGTAAATCAGGAAAAGCTCTTAAAGGAGCAAGGAGTTTACAAAGAAAAATAAACGAAGCTGTTAAAGAAGGTAATTTAGATGATGTAAAAACATTAGCTAATACTTTCATTGATTCTGAAATGGGAAAGACTGTAGCTGAAAACATTGTTAAAGACAAAAGTCCTGACAAGTTTATTAGATTATTAGATGCTAATGATGACCCTGCTTATGCTTTAAAACTATTTGAAGCTAACACAGCAGATGAGATTGTTGATGTAACAAGAGAAGCTCTGCTAAATGGTACAAGTTGGAATGTTCCTAAAATAAATAGAACTAAGATACTACCTGATTGGATTAATGATTCTGCTTATAAAGCATTCGGAGCTAAACGAGCAGCAGCAAAAGCAGATGACCCATTAAGTTATATAGGTCGTTATATTCCAGAAAATGAAGTGAACTTACAAGATTGGAAAACAACTGTAAACTCTATGGTGAATCATGGCACAGTTGGTCAGTTACCAAGAAAAGAAATTAACGATATTGCAGTGCGTTTAACTAAATCACTTGTTGATGAAGATTACAAAAAAGCACAAGACATACTTGCTGATGATTACTATGGAAAACTTATAAAAAAAGTTTCTGATAATCCTAAAGTTGTAGAAAGTTATCAAGTACATAGAAAAAAGGCTAGAGGATTTAGAGATGAAAATGTAGTTTATTCTATTGACAATGCAGCTAGAAAATCAGGAGAAGGTTTGAAACCAATAACAACTCGTATGCAAAAAACAACTAAAGTCGGTGGTGAATCTATTGATTTACAAACACCATTTCCTGACCAAATTATGGATAGAACTTTTTACTTTACAGACCATAGAGAGTTAAAAAGAACTGTTGGACAAATAGAAGGTGTTCTTAAAAAACCTTTTAATAAAAATACAAAAGGTTTTAATCCTGATACACCAATGGGTAAATTTATGAATAATGCAGATGTTACATTTGGTGAGCTTACAGGAAAAGTTCCAGATTATATGTGGAATACTTTAGATGTTTTCTGGAAAGGACAAAGAACTTGGTCAACAGCTAACTTGCCTTTACGACTTGCTTATCCTTTAAGACTTGTTTTAGAGGGGCAACCTCGTATGGCTGTCTATGGTCTTGACTCTATTGTTAATGCACCTAAAAGTTATTTAGATTACGCACTGTTAATTGATGAAGATATCTTAGGTAAAAAGTTTGTTGAAAATGCTTGGTCAAAAAAAGATAGAGCTTTACAACAAGGTTTAGATAAAGCAGTTGCTAATTCAGCAGGAAAACATTTTGGTCCCAAAGCTATGAAAGGATTTGTTAATGAAAACTTTTCAGAGTTTACTTTATCTGATAATGACATATTAGAAAATACTGAAAAAGTAAAAAGATTTTCAGAAGCTATAAGAATACAATTAGCAGGTATTTGGAGAAATGATATTGCAGAAAATGTAGCTAGTTACACAGTAGAAAGTAAATCTTTTGATGAATTAGCTGAAAGATTATGGAGTGGTGATTTAAAAGATTTAAGAATAGATTATGAAAAATCATTGGACAGAGCAGAAAGACTTACTGGAGTAGAAGATGTTAAATCATTTTTAAATGGTTATAAACAAAGAATTGTAGAACTAACAGGTGGAGATATAGAACTACTTGATTCTATAGCTACAGGAACATATAAAGGTATTGATGTTAAAAGTTGGGATAGAAGAAAAACAGAAAATGTCAAAGTAATAATGGATGGTATAGAAGATATGCTTAGAACATCTGATAATAGACCAGGTTTCGTTCCTGCTCCAGATGAATTAATAAATAGTACTTATGCAGATTATGTTAATGAATATACAAAACTTGGAAACACAGGTATTGCAGATACTTTATGGTTTATGGCAGGTGCAATGGAAGCAAACATAAACAGAATACCTGCTTATAAACAGTTATACTTTAGAAGTGTTGCTGATGACTTAGTACAAGCAACACCTGAAGCAGCTAAGACATTGATGGGTAGAATTAAAAAACTACCTAAATCTGTTAAAAGAGAGCTAGAAGAGTTGTATCCATATTTAACTGATGATGCAAAAAAAATAAACGACAATCAATTACCTAAAATGACTTTAGAGCAAATAGACCAAAGAGCACAAATATTTGCTCTAGAAGAACACAACAGAATACTGTATAACTTATCACAAAAAGGTTTAGTTGCTGATTCATTACGACTTGTTTTTCCATTCTTAGAAGCGTTTAAAGAAGTTACACTATCTTGGGCTAAAGGTATTGCACAGCAACCTAAGTATGCACACAGAGCAGAAATGGCTTTAACTAATGCAAGAAGTAGTGGAATTACATTTCAAGACCCATTGTCTGATGAACAGATGATAGCTTTCCCTATGCCTGAATTTATTGCTAACAGATTATTAGGTGGAAACGAAAGTGGTAATTTAAGTGCTGATGTAGTAACTCCTATAAGTGGATTTAATTTAATATCTGTATCACTACTACCTGGTGTTGGACCAGTAGTAGCTCTAGGTGCAGGTGTGATGAAAGATACTCTAATAGATACTTTTGGGGAAGATGCTTTTAAATTAGTATTCCCTTTTGGAACACCTATTGAAGAGGCTGCTGATTTAGGTAACCCTACTTGGTTTGCAGATGTTCTACTACCTAACTATATCAAATCAGCAATAGCAGCTTTGAATGTAAGTCCTGAATCTCCAACAAGTTGGATATCACAAGATAAAGTTGCCTCAAGAGTTTTAGACAGTGCAAAAGTAGTTGGTTTGTCAAAAATTAGACCTATGCAAAGTGCAGAAGATTTAGCAGCATTTGATGATGCAGTAATACAAAATGTAAAGTTGAGATTATTTGTAGAAGCAGGTCTACAATTTTTTGCACCATCACCACCAAGAATACTTATGAGTACAGAAATAAAGAAAGATAACGCTATGCAGTTACTAGAAGCTGTAATCGGTGAAGCAGATTTAGGAAAGATATCTGTCAATGAAAGAAAGACTATGGTTTCTATGGGTGTGTTAACAGCTTTTTATTCACAACTAAGACAGGAATATCAAGAAGAGTATGGAATAGAAGATGGAGAAGAGTTAGCTTGGATAGTTTTTAACAGAATGATAGGAACAGATGAATCAGGTAAGTTTAATAGCTTTGGTAATGCTTTGCTTAAAAAAGGTAAGTATCAGCAAACAGAAGGTAAATTACCTAGATTTGAAAACGAAGTGCAGTTTAAAAGAAACAATAAAGAATTTATGAACAAGTATCCATTAACTGGTATTTACTTAACGCCAGACATAGATGAAGAGGGTGAACTTAATGATGATGCGTTTTTTAAATCATTAGAAAGTGATGCTATAGAACAAATAGACCCTTTAATATTTGCTATTGAAGCACAGCAATTTTTATATAATGTTGTTGTAGATGCAGAACTTAAAAAACTTAGAGGTGACAATAGTAAAGAGGCGATTAAATTAAAAAGAAAAATTAAAAATGATGCTGCTGAAATGTTCCCTATGGGTGTACCAGATATACTTGGAGATGAAAACTTTGAAGTTGTAGCTGATAGAGAGATTAGATTTAAAAAACCATCAGACTACAATGCAAAGATAAATGAATTAAGAGAGATGTCAATGGACCCAGCAGTGCAAGAAGTTTCACCACAATGGTTAGCAATAAATAATTACTTTGCTGCAAGAGAAAATGCTTTAGTCAAAATAGCTCAAACACAAGATTATCTATACCCACAAGATTTAAAACTAATAGAAAGAAAATTATCAACTGGTACAACAGATATTGACCAAGATATGAGAGAGATACTTAGAAGTATTGCATCTAACATTGGTACAGAGTACCCAGAATTTCTTGTTTTATATGATGAACTGTTGAAATATGAGATACAATTTAATAAGGAAGATTAATTATGGAAAATGAAGATAAAGAAATTATATTAGGCGAAGTTGAAGAACTCGTAGATGAGAATAAAGAATTACAGACTGTTCAACCTATGGTACAAGCCTATGATGCAGATGGTAATTTAGTTACTATGAATCAAGTAATTAGCTATGTACCTTCTTTTGATACTTCTGGTGTCGCACCTTTTGGACTTCCTAAGAAAATAAAGATTGGTGGAGTAGATAAAGATACTGGAGATTTTCTTATGGAAACTTATGGCTTTACACCTTATTATCCAGGAGATGACCTTACTGAATTAAGAAAACTTAACACCAGACAATCTGTACAAGATATACAAACAAAATTAGAAGATGCTGGTTATTTAAAAGATGGTTCTTTTACCAAAGGGTTCCTTGATGAAAGTACAAAAAAAGCATTCCAAACTTTATTAGCTGATGCAAATACAGCAGGACAAGACTGGAATATTACGCTTAGTGATGTTTTAACAAATCCTAAATACGATACATCAGAATTGCCAGATAAACTAGAACTAGATTATGCAGACTTAACTAATCAAGTTATGAGCACAGTTAAGTCAGTTGTAGGAAGAACTCCTACAGATAACGAATTGGATATCTTGACAGGAATCCTTGCAGGATTACAGCAAGAGCAATTTGAAGGAGAGTTGTCTAATGCAGAAATAGCTGCACAACCTTTGTATAGAGAAGAACAAATAATGTTTGAAGGCAGACCAATAAAAACTGGTGAATTACAAAAGGTAACTCCTAGTGGTTTTGCTGATGTACCGAATGCTGAAGTTAATTTTCAAAATAAAGTACAGGAGTTATTTAAACCAGAAATGGACCTAAATCAAAGAAGGGAACAAACTACAAATGTTGCCAATGTTATTAAATCTAGCGTTGCTGGTCTTAGGAGTATCGGTGGCTGATAATCCTTATAATGTAGAGGGTGCTTTAACCCCTATTGAAATTGCAGATATTGCAAAAGAAGTAGGTTTTCCAGAAGAAGCTATACCTGAAGCAGTCAGAATTGTTTTATTAGAATCTAAAGGAAAGTCAGATAAATTACAAGATAATGCAGATGACCCTGCTATAGGTTTATTCCAAGTAGATTTAAAACCACATTGGGATTTAAATGGTAGTAAAAATCCAATGCGTAAATGGTTTAAGAAGAGAGGTGTTGAAAATCGTAAAGATGCAGTAGAATGGTTAAAAGACCCTATGAATAATGCTGAAGCTGCATTACAGATATGGACTGACAGAAAAAAAAGAGAGGATAGTCCAACTGGTTGGGAGGCTTGGTCTGCTTATAATGGTGGTAGTAAACCAACAAATAGAGAACAAGATGACTGGGACTTAGCTACAAAAGCTATGGAACTTTACATAGACTCGTTAGAAGATGGAAAGGATGTTGTGAAAGAAACTACTGAAAGCACACCTATTAATACAAATGTGCAATTAGAAGGTAAAGAAGAATTTGAATCACAAGTACCACAACAAGCTGGTTCTTTTGAAGGTAATCAAATTAAAACAAACATAACTAGAGATATGCAACCTATGAGTCCTCGTAAACAAAAGATAAATAACAATTTTGTAAAGTTGTTTCAATCAATGGTTAGGGCTGAATAATGGCTGATTATGTATTTCAAGCAGACCCTTCATTTAATAGAGTTATTTTACAAGATATTGAAGGAAACAAAGTCTTTGTTAACTCACAACTAGAACTAGATTATTATACAGCACCTAGAGAAGGTGGTCCTATAAATGGTAGCTATTGGGAATCTGTAGGATTTGCAGGAGTTATACCACAACCTGTGCTTGAACAAGCCGAACAAGAATATACAGAAAAAGCCTCACAAGGTGATGTTGTTATTTCACCTGAAGAAGATTTAGCTAACTTAGATTTGAGTGGACCTGATGGTGGAGCAAGTGCAGATATTGATGGTGATGGAACTGTTGTTGTAAATCCAGTTTCGGCTTCACAAACAGCAGCAAATAAATTTGCAGAGGGTATTCCTGATGGTGGAGAGATAGTAAAATCTGGTAGTGCTTACTATGTTTTATATCCTATTCCAGGTACAAACCTATCATTAAGTTACGAAGCTACAGAAGATGACATAAAAGGTTTATACCCATTAGATTTTTCACAACAAACATTTAGACAAGTATCTGGTTCGGATATTTCTTTAACTGTTCCTTTTGGAAATATAGCAGAACTGTATGACCCTAGATTTCTAGCACAAGGACAAACTCCTTGGGAAGGTTTTGTAGATTACTTAGATAAAGAAGCTGATTTAAGACCATGGCTTGAAGATGAAGAGATGGTATTTTTATTAGCTGAATCAGTATTAGAAGGTAGAACAGTTACAGAAGCTGAATGGAAAACAACTAACTGGTGGAGAACAAGTACACAAGATGAAAGAGATTGGTTACTGTTATCACAAGGTAAACCTTCAGATGAATTACCAGCTGATGCTGCAAGTAAATTACAAGATGACAAAATTATTATTAGAAATGCCATGATACAAGCTGGTGTATCTAACCCACCTGACAACTTGATTAATTGGGTATCTAACAAATTAACAACTGGTGAATGGTCACAAACATATTCACAAGACCAAATTGGATTTATAGCTGACCCATCTAAACCAGGAACTATAGATACAGGATTACAAGACTTTATAACAGGTGGAGAGATTGCAGTAGAGTCAACAGTATCTGGTCAAGACAGAGTAGAACAGTTATACAAAAGATACTTAGGACCAGTGTTTGGAAATATAAATGATAACTTAAGAGCTGTTGAGGCAAACAAACTTCGTAATGACCCTAACTATGAATTTAAATTAACAGAGAAACTTATGGCTCAAAAGAAAAGTTTATTTCCACAATATGGAGAAGATGTAACTTATGAAGAGTTTGCTGCTCCTTGGGAAAACTTTACAACTAATCAATGGGGTCAACAAATAGATACATCAAGTTCTACATTTCAAGAAGTATTAAAACTAAATGATTCAGTTAAAGCTGGTCAATATCTTACACAGCAAGGATTAAGTCAGGGCGTAGATAAAGTAGTTAATGAAGCCCTTGAATCATTGAAAGTATTTGGTCAAGGAGTTAGGATAAACTAATGGCAGATTTTTTAACAGAAGCTAGAGCTTTATATCCTTTCTTGCCTGAAGGACTATTAAATTTATTCCAAGAAAAATATGTAGAATTTGATAAGAATGTTGATTTAGCAGTTGGAGCTATAAGACAGGACCCACAATATATAAATTACTTTCCTGGAAATGTTAGAGCTGATGGTTCAGTCAGATTAAGTGAAGCAGAGTATGGTGCTGTTATAGAGTCATATAAAGATGATTTAAGAAGATTCGGTATAAACCCTGATGTATTTGCTGATAACTTTGGACAGCTTGTAGAAGGTGATGTAAGTCCTACAGAGTTTCAATCAAGACTAAATACTGTTTACAGTGGTATTGAGCAAAACATACCTGAAGTAAAAGATTATTATGCAACTAATTTCGGTATTGATTTGTCAGAAGAGTCAATATTCGCAGCAGCAGTTGACCCTACAATAGGTGATGCTATATTATCTGGACAAATAACACAAGCACAAATAGGTGGTGAGGCAGAAGCTAGAGGTCTGGCTATATCTCAACCAGAAATAGAAAGATTACAAAGATTTGGTGTTACTCAACAACAGGCTAGAGAAACTTTTAGAGTTGCTGAAGAGCAGTTAGAACAGTTACAAGAACTAGAGGCACAAAGAGGTGTTTCCGAAGAAGAAAGAATAGGTTTAAAAGAGTTTACTGAAGCAGCTGTATTCGGAGAACAAGAGGACATACAAAGAGTTAGAAGTCTTAGAGAACAACAAGCTGCTGAATTTGCACCGACTACAGGTGCAGTCAGAAGAGGTCGTAGAGTAACAGGTCTTACAGAAATATAAATCTAAACTTTACATCTAGATAATATCTGTGTTAATATGAAAGTATCGCATAGTGGTAGTCTGCGAATATAAATTGACTCTGCACCTCCAGCTTATTTCAAGCGTGTAAGCTGCGTATTTTAAATCGCTTTGTTCAGTACAGCTAGAAGTGGCTGACAATTCTCATTTGTACTTATTATAATTTGTCGCCTATCGCATTATATTCCCCAGGGTAATGCAGTTAGTAGAAATCTGGGAGAGGAGAAAAAATGGAAAACGATATGGATAATACAGTGGAAAACACACAAGATGATAACAATGCTATCAAGGCTATGCGTGAACGCATTAAAGAACTTGAAGGTGTAGAGAAAGAATATAAATCTGTTCAGATGGGTAATGCTATCAAAGATGCAGGTTTTGACCCTAACTCTGGACAAGGTAAAGCATTAAAAGACTTGTATAAAGGTGAGTTAAATCCTGATTCTATAAAGCAATTTGCTGTTGACAACTATGGCTGGGGCTCCGAAACCCCTACCGAAGAGAGTCCACAAGATGCTCAAAGGTCAAGAGTTATAACAAGCCAAGAAAGTTTAGATACTGTAATTGAAGCATCAGTACCAGTTGAACCTGTAGGCATTGATGACCAAATAAATCAAGCACAAGCTGATGGTGATTGGCAAACAAGTTCGGCTCTCAAAGCAGAAAAATTAAAAGCCCTAATGGATGAAAAGAATTAGTCCATTAACTAAACAATAAAAAGGAGAATTTAAAATGGGTGCAATTACAGGTCAAGGACAATCCTATAACCTACCTAATTATGTTGG